TTATCATCTCCATGATTGTTTAATTAGTGTTAAAAGAAAATAAAGATTATATATAATACGATACAAGAAATATTTTAAACTATTTTAAATTCATCTGAATTATAATATCCATAATTACCTTTTTCGCCTTTCTTCATGTATTCCATATATGTATTTAAAAAATTCATCATTTCTTTTTTTGTTTCAAAATTCCATTCGTTTCCATGCCACGTAAGCCAAACTTCTCTGCCTTGAAATTCTTTTTTATAAGTAAGAGATAAAACATAGTTAGCCTTTGCCCCACTCTCGCACATTGGCTTATCATAAGCTGCAAAACCTCTATAATTATCTATCTCCCACCTTAGTTTCTCTGTATAAGTTTTCTCAACTATCTTATCCCCATTCTCTCCTGTGTAATAAACTTCCCAATTAGCTTTGAAAGATTCGCTGGTTGATATAAAGGAATATTTTTTATCTTTTGTAAATTTCATTATCATCTCCATAATAATTATTTAATAGTTGATTGATATTAAACAATATTAATCAAAGAGTCAAGAAATAGTTTAAATTATTTTTTCTTCAATACATTAATTAATAGCCCTTCTTCTTTTTCTTCTTCTATCATACCATATAACATTGTTAAATAATTAATCGCATCCTGTATTCTGCTTTTTATGCTTTCTGATCCTTCTCTGCCATATAGGACATAAGTTCTAAGGCTATCCATGTGCTTTAGTAAGTACACCATAAGGATTAATTTAGGATCTAGGTTTAATCTTTCGCCTATACTCTTAAAGTTGGCGAATTTGTCTACTGAATCTTTTCCATCATCGACAGTATATTCACGACCTTTTTCTATTTGTATCTCTTTGCAGCCATCTAAAAGTTCATCACTTAATTTAAAAAAATCTTCTACTTTCATAATTCAAAATCCATATTCATAAGTTTATCCATAGCCCTATCATAATAAGTTTCTATCGCACTTGGTGAAACTCTTAATAATGTAGCTATCATTCTAAAATCGTTCATCCCTTTATTAAAAAAGCAATCAATTACCTCATTTTCTCGCTTTGATAATATTTCTATAGATTGCCTTCCAGCTATAAAGGCTTTTAGGTGTTTTTCTTCTTGTTCTTTTTCTTTAATTTTACTTTCCCAGCTATCTTCTTCTTTTCCGCATAAAGGACAAGGCTCTGTTTTTTGTTCCATTTTTACCTCATGTGTTTAATACTTTGTTTAATGTGTATAGTACAAGGCTGATACTCGCTGATATACCTAGTGACCAGATTGCAACTCCCATACCTAAAAACATAAAATTTAAAATCCATTCATAAATGTCTAGTGTAAATATCATTGTCTGCTCCCATTAAGTTTTTTCTCTATCCTATGTAATCTGATAATCATTGATAAATTCATTATTAATACACAAAGAATAGTAAACTCCCAGTAAGGAAAATACTCTGTACTAAATAATGCTTCAAAATAATATCTCATATTGCTCTCCCTGTTTAATCTAGTAGTGAAACTTGCTTTATATTCATTTTTTTTTCTATTCCCATCGCTGTATCTAAAATTACTTTCCCAGCTTCATAATCAACTAAATTTCTAGCCATTTTTGCTCGACTTTGACTTCCCTTATATTTATGAAAATCATAATCATGAAATTGTGATAAAATATTAATTAAATCTGGAGTCCTACTTAAATCTGGATTTTTTCTTTCTGTTAAAACGCCAGGCAAATTAAAATTAGTCCAGTAGATATGGCGCCCTCTTTTTTGACCATTGATTAATAAGTCATAAAAGGGAATTACATTTTCAACACAGTATTTTCCATTAAAATAATGTTTTAAAAAAATTATTTCTTGATATAATCCCATGTCTGGATATTTCATTTTATAGTTTGGTCGTGTATATTGGCTAATATTAATTCTGCTATGAGTAGGACATGGCGGACTAGACCAGATAAAATCGAATTTTTTATAATGATCTACTAAATACTGGTGAGCATCTGCGACTATTACCTTATCACTAGGGAATCTTTCTTGATATAATCGAGCTGCTTCTGGATCAAGTTCAACAGCAGTAATATCATGTTCATCTCCCCACTTATAACGATTACCACCTAAACAAGCATATAAGTTTAATATCTTCATTTTATCATCTCCATTTAATGTTTAGCCCTTTCCATTGGTAAGCCAACCAATTATAAGCAATTTTTTTTCTAAATTATTTATATGAAAGGGCATTATTTTGGTACACTCCTGTAGTTTGTTGATCGTGTACTTGAATTTTTCTTATGCCTAATATAAGGCGTATGACAATCACCACATCTAAGAACTGGAAATCTGTTTGCTGATGTAAAATATTCCGAATTAGTTTCTAGTAAATTAGGTGATGCACAATTAGGACAAACATCTTCATCTAATAAAACACCCAGATTAGGATGATTTTTAATATAAGGTCTTATCTTTAAATACATATCTTCTAAGCCTTTGACATCATGGATATTATAATCTAGCATTTTATCTATAGCTTCTTGATTGCCTTTCTGCACTTCTATCCAGAGATCTATTCCGCCAGTTTCTTTCTTTTCTTGTAGCTTAAATTTCTTTGTTAAAAAATCCTGTTTAAATGATTCAAAAGCAAACTCCCTTCTTGTCACTTTTAGAGTGTCTATAGTCCTAAAGCTAGTAGGTGGAAGAATACCATTAGACACAAATCTAGCATTTATTTTTCTTAGGTCAAATCTATCTCCATTATGAGCGACTACAATATCTGCTCTTTCTAGTAGCTTCCAGATGCTTTTTAAAATTCTTTTATCATCTCTGTTTATTGCTTCTTCTGGTGTGACTATATCGCTTATAATATTATCATCATAAAGCCATTTAGCTGCATAGGATAACATGAACCAAGTTTTATAATTACCTTTATCATCTTTGATTATGTTATTGTGGCTAATGAACTGTTTATATAATCCCCAGACATAAACTTCCATTAAACTAGTTTCAATGTCAAAGATTAATATATTTGGCATCTGGTCTTTATAGTCTTTTGCCCTGTCGTGGAAATATTCGTTAAATTGCTTTTCACATCTCTTACATTTGTATCTCTGGGAAACCGCTACTCCCTTATTATACTGAAAGCCTTTTTTAACGACATCCCCATTGTGACACTTAGGGCAATTCATAAGCTACTCCTTACACCATTTACAAATGGTTTTCTTTTTTCCATACTTTGGGAAATCTACATAGTATTTAATATAGCAATCTTTATCCTGTTTATGCTTATCATTCTTGGCAGCTATGTAACTAATCTCCCAACACCTATTGCATTTTTTACAATAGTTAATATTTTCATCTGCCAGAATAGAGTCCATCTTATCTCTAGGTTTGTATGTAGTCTTTCTTGTTTTTTGTTTAAATTCAAAAAAATCAAAATATTCCATTAATTTAATATCCTTGCTAAAATCTCTTTATCTTTGTTTGGCTGGTTGTATTTATCTGGCTCTGGTGGGTTAGGAACAAATTCAACTCCGCAACAACTTTGCTGTTTAAGTTGGTAATCATTTGGATAGTTTTTCTTACCGCATTTATTACAGTAAGCTATATATAAGCCTGTTTTAGTTTTTTTAAATTTGTTCTCTACTACTGGCTTATCTATCTTCCATTCTTTTTTGTTGCTCATCCAGTTAGCTAATCTTCTAGTGATGTCAAATGTTTGCTGCATCTCAAATTTCATCTTTGATCCAGATTTATTTTTTTCAGTCCAGTAACTAACAAATTTATCTATTTCATTCTTATCATAGCCTTTAGAATCTACATAACTATTTGCACTTAAACTAAATTTTGACTCCCTTTCTTGTATTTTTTCTTTTACTTTTACTTTATCTTTATATTGTTCTTGTTCTTTAGCCTCTTGTAAGGGGCTAGTAAGCCCCATAAATTTTATTAAGTTATGTTTTGTTAGTTTACTAATTACAGACTTGTGCATCCTATTATTTTCTTTTAATTCACCATATTGAAAATCTATAAAATCTTTTATAAACCATCTTTTTTTGTTAGCAAATTCAATAAATTGTTTATTAAATACTTGCCTTATTTCTTGTTCATCAATGCCTTTACAGAAGTAATCAGCTAGGTCGAAATCTACTTCCCAGATCCCAGCATGGTCGCAATTATCTAGTAAATAGAACCAGAATATTTTATGATCGTTGCTTAGAGTTCTAAACCAGTATTTTTTCCATTTCTCGGTGTCTGTAAATCTTTTAGCCATTAGTATTTCTCCAGTTCTTTTTCTAATTTAGCTTTTATTTCTTTAAAATCCCATAGTGATTTATCTATGATATTAGAGCGTTTTTTTAATCGGTTAAGCCTTGCTCTACCTAGTGCTTTAATCGCCCATTCTTTAGCCTCTATCGGATGTTTATGCCACCAGTAAAGATGACATCCTACACATAAAGCCTTAACATTCTCTGGCTCAAATTGCATCTTTGGAAACTTGCCTCTGGGATAAATATGGCTAGTATGCAGAGCAGTAGTTTTTCCACATTTCAAGCAATACTTATCCCTTGCAAGAACTAACTCCCTAAGAAGTTTACTTAATTGATTTTTTTCGTTTTTTTTCAAACTGTTTTAATATCAACTGTTTTAATCGGTTATGTGCTGCCCCTTCTTCTTTAATCTTTCCTGTATTTAATAAATCTCTATAGAATGGAATTAAACTAATTTTTTGAGGCGGTTTTTCTTTAAAAGGGGAGATCATCTAATTTCTCCTGTACTTTTTGCTCTTCTTTTTGAGTTTCATCTAATGAAGTTTCCATTAAACAGGCTATTTTAAACATTTCTGGCATAATACTTGCGATTTTATTAACCTTTTTACTTAGATCTATATCTAAGTTTGATACTAATCTTGTCGCATTATTAAAAGCCATTCCCCATTTTATATCTAGTGATCTATTATTATTAACTGGGTTTGAATTTTGAACTGCCTTAGTATCAGCAGATGTTGGCTCTACTTTCCAGAACATTTTTTCACCATTGTTTACCATCTCAATAAGTAAGGCTTCGTCTATTGTATAGTCCATAATCTTTTCATATAGTTTTTCAGACATTACAAATTCAAATGATTGTCCTGTGTTTATTTCAAATGGATCTTTATCTCCATAAGGTCTTGCAAAGTAGCTATCCCCTATGTTTACCGCTTGAATCCTAAACTCTAGCCATGTTTTATCATTGTAAGTTTTAGCTAATCCATTTATCTTCTTAGGATCTTGTTCTAGTTTTATTTTTATTGGTTTATTACTATGATACTGTTTTTTTAGTTGTAAAAAAGCCATATACTGCTCCCTAGTTTAATGTAATTACAGGGCTGATTAATCTGCCTGTGATCTTACAGTTTCTTTTTTCTAATGTAGTAAGTAAGCCAACTTTTTTAAGATCGTTGACTCTACCAGATACAGCGTTAATATCTATACTGGTTTTCTTACTGATTTCCCTTAAACTTAACCCATCTGGATAACCTAAACAAAGATTATAAATGAGTTCTTTTTGGTTTGTGCTGATCCCTTCATCGTGGATCTGCTTATATGCTATTCTGCTGGTTTCTTGCATTTTCCGCTCCTGTTTGTGATCCAATCGTTTACACCATTTTGTGTAAATAGTTTTTTCCCTTCGCTTCTAAGGGGAGTCAATATACCAGCTTCTATTGCTCTTATTATAGTAGATTGAGATAAACCAGAATAGATTCTAATATCTTTCATTGACATCAGTTTATCTGGAATCCTGTTCTTAATCTCGATCTTTTTTAAGCGATCTAAGATTTGTGCCTGTTCCTTACTTAGAATTCTAAGGCATCTAATAATCTCATTGTATTCAGCTT